GTTTATCATGCACTGTGATAGCAGTATGTGGCATAGCAACATAGTTTACCACATGATCGTAGAGTTCATCGTAAGTCATTTGTACTGCTCCAGAACATCAATGAAGTGTTGAATACAATCTTTAGGAATGTGAATGGTTTGGTATCCAGGACCATTACCATCCTCTACACTCACAGTGCCACATTCATCCGCAGTAAAATCAAAACTCCAACCATCTTCTTCGTGCTCAATTTTGATGTGCTTGGTGATAGTGTAAGTCATTCAATTACCTCCCAATGTGCATCTGCTTTGTCACCGAAACGATTAGTGCCAGTGCGAGTTGATACCCAGAAAAAGTATTTACGATTTTCTGATGCGAGAAACAATTCACCACCAGTATCCTGCTCTACAATGCAAATAGGATTGTTGTCCATGATATTAGCAAGACGGTTTTTAGACTTGCTTGACTTTGGTTTGACTGTTACTTTTCGCTGCATTGTCTTCAAGAGTAAGTTTGCGAATACTAGTGATGAAGTAACCATAATCGCGTGCTTCTGTCACTGGTTTAGTTTCACCACAGACATCACATTTGCCTTCCCAAACAGAAGAACAACCTACAGAATAGACGCCATACTTTTTTCCACAATCGGAACATGATGTGTAAGCATCTTTGAGTTTTTTGATAAGTTTTTTGTTAGACACTGCCAAGTCCTACACGGGGTTTTGTGTTTGTAAAGTCATCATACAACAGTTTTGCAAAGATCAGGTGCGGTCGTGTGCCAGTTTCTAAACTGGTACTGGTCGCAACCGTCCACATAATATCCAGGTCATATTTATTAGGTAGTTTCTTCATCATCTAACTCCACATCTTTTAGGAGGTCTTTCATTCTATCAAAGAAATCTTCATCTGCAGGAATGAGTTCCTCTTTACCAGTTCTAACATCCTCTGCCATTTGCATCAAATGTTCAAGGAATTCTTTAGGTAAGGTATCATCATCACCTAAAGAACCCCAGAACCAATCTAAACATTCTTCATAAGGATCATCATACCACATCAGTGCATAATCCTTATAGTTGCCTGTCATTAGATCACACCAAATACGAAATGATCCTCTAATGCTCTGCCACCCTGTCATCCAACAATGTCCAATCCAGTATTCCCACCAATTCAAAGTGGTTTTTTTCTTGTCAGTTGCTCTGATCATTCTGCTAAACATTGTTATCCTCATCAAATGTAAAATCAACGTTTTCCATATAATCCCACTTCCATGTACGCTCAATCAATCCAATATCAAATCCAAATTTGTATACCCAGAACAGTACTGAAATTGTACTACCAGATCCCGATTTGATTTGTAGATATGGCCAAGATGGATAATCATTCCAACTTACAGATGCTTGAAGCAATGACCATCCTTTGATGTTTAGGACTTGAACATACCAGTCATGTCCAAAGTCTTCGCGGTGTTTTAGTTCAATCAGTTGGGAAATCTTCATCTAATTCCTTTGCACGTTTCTCCCATGTTACACCACTTGTCGATCCTTTGCAAGGGTTTATACATGTATCATCACCATAATTGTTGCATACTAACCCAGCAAGATCATGTGGGTCGCCTTCTTTACCTGTTGCCCAATAGTGTTGATCATTGATCCATGTAGCACCACATTTAGGGCATGTCTTCGTATTCATTTTTGTATTCTGCAAGGAACTTTTTGAAATCTCGTGTATCCTTTACCAATGTTCTTTTGAGTTTCCAACCCATCCACTTCATCTGAACTTGAACTATTGCGTATCGTAGTTGAAGATCAGCGTAAGCAAAGAGCTTCATTGTTTCCTCAATTCCTGCATACGCAACAAGAATTGAGAAGAATACGAGAAGGAAATAAGTTCCGTACATTGTAACTCTATGCTACATTTTGATATTTATTTGTTCGCTTGATCCCAGAAACTATTCCACTGATCTTTACACTTTTGACTAGGATCATCTTTATCACACAACAAAGGATTTTCCTTCATTTTACTGACAGTTTCAGACCATGCAGTAGCAAATGCTACGTCCCAATCATTCAATACAAATTGTGTGTATTCGCTGATAATTGAGCAAAGTGATTGAACTTTTTCCCAATCATGCCTTTCTGCTGCGTCATAAATGCAGTCTGAAATATCTTTGACATAAGCAAACTTAGTGACGATTGCTCCCAGTTCATTCATACTGGACCATGTACGTTGATAGTTAGACATCATTCATCTCCAAAAATAAGTGTTATTTTATCAAGATACCACAAAACCACCCTTTGTGGGGGTGGTTTTTGCGAGACTTAGCACATTGTCAAATTATTCAGTTGTTTGGAAAGATCAGACTGCTTGCAGTTGACCGTCAGCGCGATACTGAGCGATCAGTTTGCCAACACTTTGACCACCTTTGATGGCAGTTTCCAGACCTTCACGCATCATGGTTTGATCCTTGGCGATGAAACCGTATTCGGTATCGTTCGAGGTAAACTTCACACCGACAGCGTTGTTATCACCGAAAGACACGGAAGCAACAGCAGTCGAATTAGCGATGTTCAGAACGGTCATGATAAAAAAGTAAGTTAGGTTTGACAATGAGTGTCTTTGGGGCGCATCTCATTCCCTTGATTACTTAGTAATCATACCACGGGGATCGTGGATTGGTCAAGGGGTTGAACGATTAGTGTTGCTTATTGGAATGATAAGCGTTGCTGATGCCAACAAGTTCAAGTTCATCTTCTTCAGGAACAACACCTAAAACCATTTCACAGTAATCTTCATAATCAATGCCAAGATACTTGGCAAAGCTTTCATAATCATCGTGTGATTTCAAGTCTCTTTCAGTCAGCATGATGAAACCTCTTGATTTAGACTTAGATTTTACGATGGACATGGTGAATTGTCAAGCGTTGAAACGATCTGCTAGTCTTTCATGATCTGCTTGTGAGGATCTTTCATCCTCTTCATGATCCTCATCTCCTTGAAAGAGTAATTCTACTCTTTCCATCATGTATTCCTCGGTATCTTCAAGATAAAATGCTGCTGGCATCAGTCTGAAAAAATGGGGCAATACTATGTATAATCAATCCACAGATTGTTCGGAAACCACAACAGTATCATCCAATTTGGTATACAATTGTACAAAAGATTGTTTGGTTTCTTCATCGAACCTGTTCAGACACAGTTCAATCGCTTTCATCTTATCTCCAAAGATACTATAAGCGCGAATGATATGTGTCAGACGGCGAGTAGAAATAATCTCATCAATGCCGCCTTCAGCAAATGTCTTGCGAACAATATCTGCCCAGGAGCACAGATGCGAAATATACTTCTCGTGCTCACCAATCAGGGGAACATTCAGTTGCTCACACAATGCACGCAAGATCTTATTCTCTACAGCAGGCGTAGGATATTCTTGCTCAAAGGTAATTGGAAAACGCTCAAGAAACGCTTCATTCAACACATTGGTGCCGATAAAACGTCCATCATCAGATCCCTTACCTTTGGTATTTGCAGTAGCAACTACAGTAAACCCAGCAGCAGGTTTGATATACTCACCAATCTTCTTCAAGAAGACACCTTTGCCTTCAAGAATAGATTGCAAACACAAAATCTTATTGGATGCAAGATCGATCTCATCGAGCAACAGAACAGCACCACGCTCCAGTGCTTCAATCACTGGACCATTGTGCCAAACAGTTTCACCATTGACAAGGCGGAAACCACCAATCAGATCATCTTCATCGGTTTCTACAGTAATATTGACACGGATCAATTCACGACCCAGTTGAGCACACGCTTGCTCCACACCGAACGTTTTACCATTACCCGACAGACCCGTAATGAATACTGGATAGAAGATACGGGACGCAATAACTTTCTTGAGACTGCTAAAATTACCAAACTGGACGAAGGTATCATCTTTACTAGGAATAAGATTTTGTGTTACTTTAGCAGTTTTACCAAGTGACACACTGTTATCCACAATACTTTCCAATTGTTCTTTTGCTTGTTCCACAGTCAAGTTCCATTTGCCACGACCAACTTTATATTGGTTCAGATATTTGGTAAGCGTAGCATAAGAAACTTTATGACTATTGCAATATGCTTGAAGCATATTTGCATCAATCTCAGTGCCAAAATTGTCACTCAGGTTATCGAAATGATGGGTGAAGTCAATAGTGCGTGGCATGTCTTTGTTTGAACTGAAGGTATCTTATCAAGGATTGGGATGGTTTGGAGCATTTGGTGGACGGTTCATCAACTGTCTCAGCAATGCTTGGCGACGTGCTTTTGCTTGTCTCAATGCTTGTGGTTTGAGACTACGTTTGGGATCTTTACCAGAATTGTGTTGCCAGTTAGGTGTTGACATTGTTCCTATGTTTAGTGATAGTATTCTGCCAAAAATCTGATGTCATTTGTTTAGATCCAGTCAACTTTGCAACAATTACTCCATCAATCATAGCAATCAATGTGGGCGTTACATCAATGCCACAATCTCTTGCAAATTGTGACCATACGCCATTCTGCTTAGCATCAGTAATCGTGACAACATCTTGCCATCCTTCCACTTTCTTCAATTGTGTTTCTGCGTACATACATGGGCGGCAACCTTCTTGTACAAAAAGTCTAATTTCAGTCATGCGATTTGCTCCACGAAAGTTTGCAATACAAATTTGTTAGTCTTTTTACCCTTGAACATTTTGCGGAAAGCATTACCAATCTCCCGCTTGGAAGCATCATCTTCGACTTTCAAATCAGCATCAACACTCAAAGAAGATTGTTGCAGACCAAAGAATAGATCAAACGCTTTAGTTTTCATGCAAAGACTATTGTTCTTCTTCAAATCAGCACGCATCTGATCAACATTTTTATATTGACTGTTGACACCATACCAATAGAAAAAGTTGCTAAGTGAACCACGTTCGAGAACACGGAACCCAATAAAACTCACACCAGGAACATCATCCTTCACATATTCAATCAGTTTGCTGGTAAAATCTCCATCGTTATTGCGAGGAGAATATGTACGTCCATTACGACGATTGCGGATCACAGCATTACTGTGAATTGGACGACGACCTTTTTTGGTATCACCATCAAAATAAGTTTTACGAATAAGATTATATGATGGACCATAACCTTCCCCGTCAGTAAGAACAATGGCGTGACACTTTTGAACTTTATGCTTATTGATAAACTGCTTCATAAGTTGAGCAGATGCAATAATACACTCATTCAAGGGTGTACCACCAAGCGAAAAACGACGAGGATAATCATACAGACTGCAGCTGAATGATTTGGCAGTCAACCACAAGTTCTGCATCATTTTATCCAAATCACCGTTCTTTACATTGCTGCTAAGAACATTGACCATACGAAAACATCCATCAACATTGATATCGTTTTCTTTCCATTGCTTACACACATCCATCTTAGAAATATCATAGCATGGTGTGGTATTATCTCCCATATTCAGACTATAAGCGTCGTTGGTAAACGCATATACATCAAAGGGAATATTGACCTTACGGCAGAACCAAACCAACTGAAACAGTTGTTTCATAGTATCTAGCATAATATGCTGCATACTGCCAGACCAGTCCAGATAGAACACTAGACCGTGGTTCTTTCCATCAGGAATAGATGTTACTTTCCTGAACAGATCTTCATTGTACTTATAGGTATGTAGTTTACCTGTATTCAGTACACCAGTGCGTGAAGTTGTAGCACGAGCATAAGCATCCGCTGATTTCTTCATCTCAAACTCTTTTACCAAGTAGTTGACTTCCTTGGCAGCAGAGTTCTTGAATTGAATATAACGTTGGATCTCTTCTTTGATCCTATCAGCACGAGGATAATGATACTCTGCTTCACTTTGATAATGTTGATCAAGATATTTTTTGATCGTATCAAAATCTACAACAACATTATCCATATTCAATTCAGGAACCCCGACATACAGAGTTTCATCCAAGCGGCGATCAAGGCGATCAATTAGATCACTACTTTTATCGGAGAATGATTGTTGGGTATCCGACTTATCCAGATCTCCATCATTTTCATTCTCAGTATTTGCTTCTGGTTTCTCTACTTCTTGATCACCAACTTCAGGTTTACCTTCCTCTGTGCCATTGTTATCTTGCTGAAGACTTTCAAAGTCATCTTTATCATTCTCACCATCAGTCGATGACTGTGGTTGTTGAGAAGTTTGATGCCCATCAGGAACGTTATCTTGTTGCTGCTGAGGTTGAACTTTCTTCTGTTTGCGTTGTTGCTTAGCATACTCATGAATACGCTTAGCAATATCAAGAACTTGCTCAAACGTTTCCGCTTTAGCAATCTCAGTTACAAACTGTTCTTCCTCATCTTCAAAGTCAATACAAAGATATGCACCAATCTTGAAATACAGATTGATTTTGTCAATCAGTTTCATGCGATTGATGTCTTCATCATTGACACAGAAGAAATCATCACGATGCAGTTCATTGTATGCTGCGTAAAAATCACGCGACAGACCTGCAAACTTATTCTTCATCAGACGCTCAATACGAGCATCTTCAACCACGTTTACATAATCGGGTGGAACATTCTTATAGTTCTCCTCAAAGTTCCACTCACGGAACGGTGTAAACAATGCATGACCAACTTCATGTGCTACAAGCATATCATAAACCTGATTGCTCGCTTTCTGCCACATTGGCAGCGTCAAAACACGGCGATCAACATCAAACATAGCAGTTTCTACCTGCTTATGCTCAACGATCAGGTTCTCAGTAGCAAGCAATCGTGCTAGATTGCCCTTGATCTCGATGTTGACTGTCATTGCTTTCCTTGATTTGACAGTATCTTACCAAAAAACCGCCCTCTCAGGCGGTTCAGTGGACAGTTTGAAAACTGGTTCAGGATGACTTTTTCTTCTTGCTCATCTGAGCATTATAAAAATCATTGAACGCTTTAGAGTTGATACCAGTCTTGGGATCATTCATTCTACGCTCACGGGAAGA